TAAAGATTTCTGAAATATGTAAAGTTTTAAATCTTAAATCATCTTGAACATCATCCGTAATAAACATTGCGGATGTACCGAAAGCCAACAGCTCATGGTATAATTCAAATATTTCTTGTTGGAAATTAGATCTTGCAAAGACTTGTTGCATGACTTTTGAACAGCTCTCTAACCATTCAACAGCTGTATCATCTTCGTTAATAAGTTCGTTTCTAAATTTTAATATGAACCACGGAGAAATCGTATTCGTTAGCATACCATTTAAACTAGCTGATAATAATTCTAAAGCGTGGGTAGCTGTACCATCATAAATCTGATCGTGTCTTTTATCGCCTTTAGTTCTTTTAATTGTGATGTTAGATTTTCTTGGTAAGAAATAATCAGCAATATCTTGCCAATGATCTTCCCAAGTAACTCTTTGTGCTTTGAGAGTTTTATATCTCTCTACTACCATTTTTGCTTTTGGATCTTGTGCCATCTACCCTCCGAGTAATGATTTCTTCGTTGTTGTTAATGCGTTATCGCCTAAACCTTTTGCACCTGTTAAAATTGTGCTTGATCTACCTTTGCCTCTTGCTAATCCCATAGCGTCTGTTGATGTCGCTTGTGATACCTCAGCTTTAGTTGGAGCTGGCGTATAAACGGGTGCGGGTGCGGGTGCTGGCGGTTTTGGTCTAAAAATTTTTGGTGCTGCTCCTCCCATATTATCCTCCTAATAAAGTTTTCTTTGTTGAAGTTTCATCGTCATCTAACCCTTTAGCTGTGGTTAGAATAGTGGATGCTCTTCCTGTTCTTCCAGCTCTTATCTTCGCTCTCTTAGCTTTTGCTTCCGCTTCCCTATCCGCATCATTATACTTAGGTGGATCGGGTAATGGTTGAACCGCTGGTATTGAAGGCATTGCTGGTATTGTTGGTTTCATAAATCCCATAATTATTCTCCGTGTATTGTATAATCGTTGACAGCTAATTTTTGAGCCGCCATTTTATTTCTTGGTAATTCAGTAATTCCTAAAGCTAAATATCTCATAGCATCGCAAGCATGAGAACTCCAATCTTTAATAGGTTTGTTACTAAACATTTTCATCTTCTCGTTATATTTTCGATGATGATGTCTTAAAGAATCTATTAATGGTTTTGTGTTTTCTATATCGAACCAACACTTAGGTAAAACCATTTTTAAATTGTGGATACCATCCTCTAAATTTATTTTAGGTAAAATCTTAAACCTTATTCCTAATTGGTAAGCTACCTCTCTTCTGGTCTTACCCGTTGAAAATTCCGTAACCTCAATATCATGGGGTGCAAAATGATCTCCGTAAACATAATCCTTATCTTTCACCACCTGGATATAATGCGGCAACCCTTCTCGGTTATTTTCATAAAAATCTATAACCAAAATCTGGTTCCCTAATTGCTGAAAAAATACGATTGCTGTACTATCATCCACTCCTAAATCCCAAGCGGTATGAACTAATAAAGCTGGATCGTAAGCAAGTCTCGTTAATTGTTTTTTTTCCTCAATGGATTTAATAATATCTCCATATACGGATCCTTCGATATTTGCAATCCAATCGCATTCAAATTCTTGTTTATACTTTGCCTCTCCCATTTGAGCTTTTGCTGCGTCTAGCTCTTCTTGGTCGATAATTTTTGTCTCGCTTGCTTTAGCCGTGTAAGCTAACCACTTATCATCTGATAAAGCGTGCTGGTATAAATCATAAAAAATATTACTCATACCCATAGGAGTACCTATGAAATAACAAAACCCCTTCCTATCGGAAAGTGCTGGTCTTATTATTTCATTCCATAATCTCGGATCTATTTGAGCTACCTCGTCTATACAAACTCCATCAAGGAATAAACCCCTTAGTGAATCTGGCTGTTCAGAGGATAACAAGGTGATACGGCTGCCATTCGGCATATCGCATCTTAGTTCTGTTTCATGAAACCTAACTCCAGGTATTCCACCCGCAAACATTTTCATATAATCCCAAGCTATACTTTTAGCTTGCTTATAAGTCGGTGCAATATAAGCGAACCTAGGATTTTTTAATTTATGTGTCAGAGCTGCACGGATGAGGTGGTTAATTATAGCCACGCTTTTTCCGAACCTTCTATGACAACTTAGTACAGCAAACCTATATTGATCCAAGCTTTCATGTAATTTTCCTTGTAGCGGTCTTGGCGTATAGGGTATTTGTACTTTCATATTACAATATTGCTAATACAACAATAATAACAGCTACAGCAATCACAACTGTTTTGTGATTTCTCCAGTAGTGTTCTATTTTGTCTATTATTCCTAACATCATGTTTCCCTCCTTATTAGTGAATGGTTGGTAAATCAAATAACTCTTTGATTGACTTATACTCAATGCCACTATTCTTCATAAGTCTTTTACAAAATCTATTAGCATGATCTTGGCTTTCAAATCCGTTTAAGTGAATAATTAACCCCCCCGTATCTTCTGCGTGAAAAACCATGGCGGTTATTAAATTGTCTGTGTATTTATCTTTTAAATTCATTGTAAAGCCTGTGTGTGTGTTTGTGTCTTAAACTCCCGATATATATATTCTTAAAAAACGCGGGTGGTTTTTCGGGTATACCCCCCTTTTGTTCTTTCAAAATCTACCTTTTTCTGTGCAGAAGCTAGGGTCGTAGGTACATAACCTATAGACAACCCCCGTAATCATTAGCTTATTCAATTAAACAGAGACCAAGACAGAGACTAACCAGCTGCACCGGTCTCCATCATGCGTGCGTGAGGATCGTGGAACTGTTATTAAAAAACCAACTTCCTAACCAGGTTTGGCAAGATATAAAAAAAGCCAGGGGAGTTTCCTCCCCCAGCTCATAATATTTGTTTATGCTTTTATATGAAAGATCTAGCTATATCTAAAGCAAGAACTAAAAAGCATCCAAAGCCAAGCACCATTCCTAGAGCTGGCATTGTTGGCGTTAAGGCTAAGCCTAAAGCAGAACATAAACCTAATAACACCCATTTGAAAATTATTAAAAAATCATCCATATCAACAAACCTCCGTAGATAATTCTTTAAAATTTGCCATGATGTTTTCAAAGATCTCATCTTTAACATCTACCTTGGCTCCGTCAAACCAATCAAGATACCAATACTCAAGATCTCCATTATCAAACAATCTGAACTCTTCCGATGGTCCACCCCAGGAAAGCTGCCATCTCCAATAACCAGCTCTCTGACCCTCGAATGTTCCAGCCTCAACTCTATCAAAGCACAAACCAGACTCATTTACATATTCAAAAAAGTCTTTTTCTTCTTTCTTAGCTTTTTCAAACTGTTCAAGTCTGTCTTGATACTTCTTTTCAACTAAATCAATGCAATTCTTTTGAATTGGTTTAGTTGTCTTTCTTTCTTCTATTGTTTTTATTTCCATAAAAACCTCCTTAGCTGAAAGAATTAAACTATTGTTGCCAATCTGTCAACTAATAGGTTGTTATGTCAATTTCTTGGTGTTCTCGCTTTGTTCCTAAATTTTATTTTTCTTATTATTTTAAAGTTTTTAGGCTTTTTCTTTACTTTCTGCGGTTTGCGTATCAGTTTTGATTGCTCCAGGTATTGCTTTAACATCCACACTTGATACTTGATCCACAACATTTTCAACTTTTTTAATATCTGCATTAGGCTCTCCCCAACTAATAATCAGATGATTATCTATTTTCTGTTCAACTTGGCTTTTATCGCCAAAGGTGTTACTTGCTAATTTTGTCGCCAACCATCTTATGTGGCTCCACTTCTCTCTTAAAAAATGTGTTTCTTGCGGTGTCTTTGGGATCTGCATATCTTCTGCAATTTTATCCAATAAAGTCCAGACACCTGTCTGCCTCGCTGCCATTATTTTCTTTTGTAATTTGTCATCAGCTCTGCATTTTTTGTAAATTGATGACACATTTGGCATCGTTTTTTCTTTGCAAATTGTACTTAGAGGCTCGCCAAGCTCTAGTCTTTCACATATTTTTTCGATTTGATCCATTCAATTAATTCTTGATCTGTTTTATTTTTAAAATTTTTTAAATTCTTGATTGACTGTAGTCTTCCTTTTAGCGTTCTCGGACCCGTACTCATCCCAGCATGAAATTTACAACGATATTTTTTAGAAGTCTTTTGATAATATCCTTTGCACCTACATTGCTTGGTATAATTGCTCCCCCTCGTAAAACTTTCACATTGTATCTTATGGAGGGGTCGTCCAGGCATAGAAATATTAAGCCTATCTTTCCTAATAGATTATCTTGTCAATCTTGTCTACTAAAGATTTTTCAAGATTAAATTCTAGGTTAATAATAGCTGCAATGTATCGTCTCTTAATGGTAACACGATGAACCCCAAACCTCTTACCTAAGGCGACCCAAGAAAAACGACAGGCTTTCGCCCAGATTAATCTACGATCCTCAAGCTTTTTAATCTTGCTAAGTAAATCAATAGCAAGCTCCCAACAGGCAATCTGATGAGCATTAGCTCTTAATTTTAAAGGTTTTTTGTTATAAAATCCCGCATCCTTTTCATTGTAAGTCATTTCAAGCAAGTCAAACATTTTAGGGGTTTTAGGTTTTAAAGTATTTAATCCAGGCATCATTCTTTCAGTTCTGCCAGCCACATCAAAGACTTCAGTTATTTTGTGAGCAATTAACCGCAAGCCACTACCTTTTCAGCAGCAGCTTCAAACTTTTTTCGGGAGGGGTTCTCCTCTATAACTATATCTTTAAACTTATGCTTCTTAATCCTTTTACCATCTTTCCCGGAAAATTCCATAAAATGACCCTCTTCACCAATATTCTTGTATATTTCCCCTTTATAGGTAAATGTTTTAGGAGTATGATTTGCAACCCCCCTATTCGAGAATTTCCTATTATAGAACTTATTAACATTATACTTATTTCTAGTTCTATGGTTAAGATAAGATGGTTCTTCTAATAAACGTCTCTGTGATATATCCCTCCCCTCAGAGAGAGTTATCACTCTCTTCTTAATAGTTTCTTGTAATATTTTCTGTCTCGTCAATAGATAAAGATTAGTAGAAGGGAGCC